TGTTTGGTTTGCATTTGTTTTGTATGTTACGCGCTCTGGTGCAACGCGTGTCCATTCTTGAATACGTCCATCAGCATACATAGACATTACTTGTCCATACGCCACGCCATGGAATAACAAATCCTCAGCAATGAAAGCATAAATAGCAGAACCGGGAACGCGCGAATCAGGTTGGTTTATTACTCGATTGGGTTCGACGTGTGCGCCGGTACTTTTGATGTATTGCTCTAGTGGCAATGTGGCAAGGCTGCATAAGATGTTACGCGCTCTTGCGATCGTTGGTATTGCCATCGCCTGTTGGCGTGTAGCACTTGACAACGGATAAAAGTAGTTGTTGTAACTTGAGTTGAAAGGTGCTGGAGTCGCAGCTGCGTCTACCGTAAGTCCTACCGGTTCAGGAGCCTTCGCGAACAAATCTCTGAGTGCCATTAGCACAAAAGTATAGCATAATCAACCCAACACGATGTCCACTTCTGAGTCTGGACGTGTCGCAAAGTGACTGACCATTGCCATTCCAACTGTGGCGCAAATTGTGGCTCCGCTCGCTTTTCGTCCAAGGTACCAACCACCATCTTTGAAAGGTAATTTAACGGCGGATAAGACTTGCTTATTTAACTCTGCTTGGTTTGTGTGAACTAATCGCTGGGAGGTAATAGCCGACAACATCTCATCGCAGGCTTGCCCGTAGATCGCTCCATCGATGGCAGTTGTTGGAATACCTGCTGGAATCAATCGAGAAGCAACTGCGCCAGCCGTCTGACGACTATAAGCGACCGTCTCCACGCTGTATCGCTTAGTCCAAACGGCGATACTGTTCGCTAGGTCTTTATCGTCAATCGAAACTGGATTCGAATACGTCTCCAGTAATACAACGCAGAACTTGTCCCCAACAAGTCGTTGCGCTGCAACTAACGCAGCTGCTTTTCGATCTGGGCTTAGATCAATAGCCATCCAAGTTGGTTGCTCCCGATCCAAAGCGAGCGTACCCTCAGACGCGCACTCTGTCCAACTTGACGGATTGATGGCTGGGTTGATCTGGCTTACCCATTGGCACAACATCTCAGTACGGATGATGGATTCATCGTCTGACATTGCTGCTTTCAAATTGTCTATGTGAATTGTGTAACCTAAAGACGGATTGGCTGCTTGCCAGCCTTTCATGTCATCGATTGCGCACCCTGGCTCTGCCGACCATTCGAACCAACCAATAGGATCATCAGCGCCAGCAGCTGCTGCTAACCCTCGCTCGCGCATACGGTTAAGGATTACTGAATGTTGATCCCCCGCGTTCGAATACATAATCGCCATGGGATTTTTAGAACTCATCTGAGTAAAACGAAGGGATGCCCATACTTCGTCATCTTTGTATTCGCGTACTTCGTCAAGATGAATTACGTCCGGGGCTGCAATGCCTCTAGATGCCGAGTTGTTGGCTCTTACCAGGTATCGAGTGCCGTCATTGAGTTTAATCTCTTGGCTACCTTTGGTTTCGTATTTTTTAACAAACCGAGTCACAAGTTGTTCATTGTGTTGGATGATCTCGTCGATTTTCCAAAAGATTTCGGATGAGGTTGTAAGTTTGTGAGCTGTGTGGATCTGCAAACGCTCGCCCCAGAGAAACATTCCAGCCAAGATTCGAAGCATCATGAACGTACTTTTGCCATTCTGCCTGCTAAGAATCACCCCTATTTCAGAGTGATACCACCTGCCATCAGGCTTGACTCGGTGCATTTCCATAGCCAAAAGTTTCTGCCAAGGAAGCAGTTTGAAGTGCTCACCGGTTGCTGGATCGACCAAAGTCTCCACAAAATCGATCATTTCTTGCCCGCGAGAAGGTAAATCGACCGCTTTTGACCTAATACGCGGTTCTGTCGCCCCTAGGTAAGCCGTAGGAGGCTGTTCTAAGCCGTTTTGAGGGTTTTGAGTCATAGTTAGTCGTTAGTCTCCTGATAGTGGCTTATTGAGCCGTTTTTGGGGGCAAAAGATCCAAGGGGGGTCATGGGTGTCGGTGCGCTCTCAAAAAAAGCCCCACCCTTGCTTAAATTGCATCTCTTGCACAACGCTTGAAGGTTATCCATTGAATCATCACCTCCTAAGCGTCTTGGTATGATGTGATCGACATGGGTGGCTTCCATGCCACATCTTTGACAAGTATGTTGATCTCTTGTTAATACTCTTGATCGGATCTTACGCCATAAGGCTGTTGATCCATCATCTCTTAGTGCTGATTGCTTAGCCATTAGTGATAGTTATTCTTTTGAAAGAAGTCCCATGCTTTACATGGTGAACCGTATCTGTTATCGATGTACTTCAATCCCCATCGCACTTGTTCCTCAGCTGTAGCATCTCTTAGATAATCTGATCTACCTTGTGGTATCCCATAATGAGATCCATTAACAGCATCTGGATTCCATGCTGATTCTTTTCCATAGAGTTTACTTAAACAACTCATCTGGTATTTATCATCTACTAATACAGCTGCATACTCTTTGATTGTTAATCTTTTAACCTCATCAGGTGCATCCGCGTAAGCCGGTGTAAACAGAGTTATCCCAATAGCCACTAGCACCGAGCGACCTACCCGCCTCAGCGGGTCGCTCTGAACCCTTGATGGGTTCTGCGTCGATAGCGTACCATCGCTGTCAAATCCATTTGCATAAGTGCTGGTCAAAGCGGTGTTTCGTTTCATTGATGACCCCAACCGTCGCCTTTGAATGAAATCCCAAAGCTGCTATAAACGCGGCGCATAGCCTCACCACAACAGTTTGGATCTGCCTCCTCGTGGATTGATTTCTCTAACTCGATGCTTATCTGGCATTTGACGCATTTGTATTCATAGATCGGCACGTTGGACACTCCATTCCTTTGAATAAGTATGTTCCATCTTGGTCGCATCTGACAATCTCATGGCTGGGTGCTTTACTGGCGATAATCGGCATTATGTCCTTGACTTTGCCAAATAGCAGGTATTCGCCTGCATCCTCGCCTTGCCCATTGCATCGCATAATGACTATTGGCAGTTTGCCGTTTCGGTTCGAATCAGCTTGTTTGATCCAGGCTAAAGGCTGGAAATCAGCCCTAGCCTTGACCTCAATTGAGATACTTGGAATGTTGAGGATGTCCTCACCCTGCCTACCAGCCCCAGCAGTATCTGCATACTCCCACCATTGCTTGAGATAATCGGCTATGACCTTTTGGGTTCTGTAGCCTCGATGTTTTCGATGGTTTGTCATAAACCCAGTTTGTCCTCGCAGCTCTTACAAAAGGCTACCAATAGACCGTCATCTCGGTTGTATTCATTGATCTCTTGAAATTGATCGCATTGTGAGCAGTTATCAATACCGCCATAATCGATGAATGTAAACCTAGCGCTTGGGTAATGTGCTGGTGTTATAAAGTATTTAGCCATTGATGGAATGACATTTCTTACAAGTCCAAGTCGCATTGACTGGAGCATCAGCGTTTTCAATCTTTGCCACATGAGCCAAGATGATCTCCTCATTGCATAACTGGCAACGTAAGGTCAAGTGCATAAGGTTCATCCATTGACCATTGATGTTTACTTCGACAAATCCCATTAGACTCTCGCCTTCTGCTTTTCCCATTTGCCCGATGAGGCAAGGTTGTACCAATTCGTAGGACACTTTGGTTCTCCGCCTTGGTTATTAATTACTGTGCAAAAGAATCCGCCCCATGGTCGTCCATTCTTTTCGCCTTCCTTCCAAACCATCTGCCCGTGAATGCAACCTTCGGCAACTGTTCCGCCTAAAGTATCCGCAACCAGGTTAATAGCCTCAGCTGCGGAAATTGGTGCCGGTTGCTTCGGATCTCCGTAAATTGGTTCTGTTGTCCAAGGATCGGCTGCTAGTGCCTCCTCTTTCGTCTTAAAACTTGGTACTTCTTTGTTCTTAGCAATGTCTTTTGCCGATAAGCGTTCAACCTTGCTCATCTCCTCTCGGCTTGGTCTCTTGCCTTTAGCTGCGTAACCGCCGTTTGCAAGTGCTCGACCGATCGCTGAAGTCTCGCAGTTCTCCAGCGCTGAAGTTGAATTAACACCACGATCAGTAACCTTCTCCTCAGCGTATCCTGTCGAAAACGCCACGCTATCTGCGAAAGTTCTATAAAGGTACGCTTTAACAATGAATCGATCATTCTGAAATGACTCCAGTTCTGTTGAGATTCTAAAATCTGGAAAGTCCTTAATGAACTTTTCTAGACGGGTTTCTACTGTCTCGTAATCGGCTAAATTAAACATTATGCACCTTTCTTACGCATTGAACTGCGCCATGATGGAATCGGGTGTTGTGTTCTTTGATTTGGGTTTCTTTTATCAATTCCCAGTATGATCCTTCTCCATGCCCGATTAAATCCTTGGGCTTTCAATTCTTGATTTGTTTTATTAGACACTTGGTAACTCCTCTTGTTTCATTAGATACTCGGTTTGTTCCGGTAATGACCAAACAGTACCGTCTGCCCATGTCTGAACCTCGATGGCGCAGCTGTTGCAGTAATGTCGGCGTGTGCCTTGACTTCTTGGATGATTGCTTATGACCGTATAACTTGCTGGCTTTTGCCCAAGTAATGTATTAGTGCCAAATCGCACTTTGCAGTAATCGCACCAGACTCCTGGCGCTGCTTTAATAACTGTCAAGGTCAGCCCAGTCAGTTGATGCAATTTGTCCAGCGAGCGCAATGTATGCGCAGCCGTCCTTGTAACTGTCTGCGTGGTTTGGCGACTCTTGTAAGCGTGAGACT